AACGTATATTGCGTGTGTTGCATGTAACGTGTGTTACACACAGCAACGCAAACAACACAACAGCAGCAAGGAACCAAGCAATGACCACATTCCCCCAGCAGCCCACCGTTGGCCAGACCGTACTCGTGCAACTCCGAGATGATGCGGATCCGGTTGAAGGCCTCGTGGTAAAGGTCAGTAAGCGGCAGTTCAAGGTGCAGATCCCAGGTCGCGACGCACCGACCCCGTTCTCTCTCGAACCGCGGTGGAAGGGGAAGAACGAAGCCGATTCGGTTGTATATGGGTGGGAGCAGGTGGGCCAGATAACCTCGAGGAGGTCAGGTGTCACCACCTGTTACCGCTGTGACGATCGTAGCCACCTGCTTGCTAGTGTGGCCCGACACCGAGCTGCACAAGAGCTGAAGAATACAGCCGAACGCACCCGCCGGATCTTCTCCACTGTGCGGCAGCAGCAGCGGGTGGCGTCTGTACGTCGGCGATTGGCCAATGATTACGCGACCTGCACCCTGTGGGCCAGTATCATGCCAGACGGCTCTCGGATGCGGCTGCTGCAGGTACCCCACTACGCCTGACCGATGCTGGCAAGGCCGGAGACGACCGCAAGGCCGGCTGGGAAGTGATACTGCTGCGGCTGAAGAACGGCAAGGATTTCTTCGAGAGGGAAGAGAAGATCGAAGCCGGCTACACCTACCAGAACGCAGGCAGCACCGGCTTCTCATCCGTGTCCACCAATCGATACGACAGCGACGACGAGGCGATTTGGAATGTGATCGCGGACGTCTACTACAGTTGGTGATTTCGAACAAATTATCCGAAATCGAGGGCCAGTTTCTGCTGGCCCTCGTATCATGGAGTTGAGCTAGGTGACTCAACTCCACTTCCAGACCTGTTTCATTCTATCCGAGGAGTACAGATCATGGCACACGAAATCACTCGCACGGACAACGTCCTGCTGCACCGCACCGGTGCCTGGCACGGCCTGGGCATCAAGGTCGAGGACGCTCCCACCCCGCGTGAGGGGCTGAAACTGGCCGGGCTGGAGTGGGGTGTGCGGCAGTACCCGCTGCTCGCTCGCATCAACAACGAGCAGGTAGTGGTCGACACCCACCAGCTCAACGTCCGCATGGACACGGGTGAGATCCTGGGTGTGGTCAGCAGCAGTTACCAGCCCGTGCAGAATGCTGACATGGCTGACTTCTGTGAGGCACTGGGGCTGGTGGACGGGTCGACTGTGCGGTGCGAGACGATCGGATCCATCCGCGGGGGTAAGCGGGTTTGGTTTCTGCTCAAGGGCGAGGCGTTCGACGTGGCCAACGGCGACCAGATGTTCCCTTACGTCTGCGTCAGCAATGGGCACGACGGCGGGGCCACCTTCCGGGTCACGCCCACCACAGTCCGCGTAGTGTGCAGCAATACGCTGCACGCTGTGATTCCCAAGGCGGATACAGGTGAACTGTACGGCTCAGCCATCAGCATCCGACACACGGTGAACGTGATGGAGCGGATCGAGGAGGCGAAGAAGGCCCTGGCTCAGTACACGGTGGCGATCGAGGCCACCCGCAAGCTGGCGAACGACCTGGCAGACAAGCCGGTCGACACGGCGAAGATGCAGGCATTCTTCTACCAGCTCTACCAGGAGGACTTTAAGGAGATCCCCGACAACCCGCAGACCAAGTGGGAGCAGCGGCGGCGGGATAAGGCAGTGGATGCCTACAGCTCCTTCTGCCGGCGGTTTGATGACGAGCGATCGATCGCAGGTGCGAGCTGGTGGAATGCTGCCAACGCCTACAGCGGCCTGGTGCAGCATGACCGCAAGACGAGGGGCAGCGACGATGTTAACCGAGTGGAGAAACGGGTGCATGACAACCTGTTTGGCCTCAATCAGGACCGCACGCTGAAGGCGCTGGCTCTGGCGTGTCAGATGGCCGGCTGATCTCGTACAATCCAGGTAGCCGGGCACAGCACCCGGCTACCTTTCTACCCCGAGTGGTCTCATGACCCGCATCAACGCAGGCATCCACCCCCGACCGACAGAGAGATTGATCATGACATCTGACAATTCCGCAGACAGCAGTGTCGTCCGCAAGATCCGCAAGCTCCTGGCCATTGCCGGAGACGATGGGGCCTCCGAGGCTGAGATCCAGACGGCAATGGCTCACGCCCAGCGGTTGATGGGCACCTACCACGTCAAGGAAGAGGACCTGGCCCACGAGCCGGCCGATGACTACAAGAAGGTAGACGATGCCAAATTCAACCGGCACCGGAGCTTCGTCGGCAAGACGATCTTCGCCTGGGAGAACTACCTGGCCTCCTTCGTCACTCAATTCGTCGGCTGCAAGGCATACACCGACAAGGAGAGGCAGATCTGTCGCAAGAACGGATTCGTCCAGTTTGATGAGAATGACGAACCTCGGTATGGTGCCTCGATCGTCTTCTACGGTGTGGCTGAGGACGCGAAACTTGCCTCAGATCTGTACGATGAGCTGCATGAGCTGGTGGCGACGATGGCCCTGGGTAGGTGGGGCACTATCTATCGCGGTGACGGTGCGTCGTACGCTGAGGGGTTTGTGGGCGGGCTGTCGTCTCAGATCAAGAAGGCCGAGCAGGCTCGGTTGACACAGGCTGAGAGCAGTACCTCGCTCATCCTCGCACACCGGCAGCAGGATCTGGTGAGGTACAAGCAAGACAAGGCCAGCAAATGGCTGGAGAAGGAGACTGGGATCCGGCCGCGCCGGCAGGGGGTGGCTGGCTCACGTCGCGGATCGTGGGCTGCTAGGGGTGAGGGATATGTGGATGGTCAGAATACCGAGGTGTCGGCCAGCCGCAGCAAGAAGTTGATGTGATCAGGCTAGCGGTTTGCAGGGCATCCCGTAGCATACCACCGTAGTAACCAGGGTACCCGGTGCATGGCACACGCCGGGTCTGGTGTTGGTGGAGACGTGCGATGCTCTCGTACAATTTGATGCAGTTCGAGATCGAGTCCTGCATGTCTCCTCTCTCGAACCTGACCCGCCCCTGTGCCAACTAGGGCGGGTCTTTTCTTTTACCACTTAGGGAGTGGTTGCATGTCGAAAGAGTCGACGGGCAGGATGCTGATTGAGGACAAGGCCCCCGTCCGGTCCAAATTTATCCAGATCCCGTATTGCCTGCTCACCTGGGCGGGTGTGACAAAGTCAAACCTGCGTGTCTATCTCTTCTACAAGATGATCTGCGGAGAGCGGCCGAAGGGTAGGTGCTGGACAAGCCTGTCAACTATCTGCCGGATTCTCAAGATAGACAGGCACACTGCGGTCAAGTGTCGGGATGAACTTGTCGAGTGCGGATTGATTGAGGTGGAAGAGGGTCGCTCGGATAGAGGGCAGGCTCTGCGGGTAATCAAACTAGTCGATATTTGGCCGCACAACGAAGATTTTTCCATCGCAGCCATGTTCGATGCTGCAGATGACGAGCCGGATGATACTGTACGTCCGCCTAGTGGAGAAACTCCACTAGCTACCGACCACCAAGTCGGTAGTGGAATTCTTCCACCACCAGGTAGTGGAGAAACTCCACTAGCCAAGTGGAATTCTTCCACTCAAACAATAGGTACTGAACAAGAGGGCATAAAAAACAATAGACAGTCGACCAGCGGCTCCGCCGCCTCAGTCGACCAGGGTGAGTGTGCTTCGCCCTCCCTTAGCGGTGCAGTACAAGAAGAAGTACAAGCAAACCACACACAAGAGAAACAACCACCAACTCCACCGCCCAAGAAGAAACCACCTCTCAGAAAACCACCATCCAGGAACACCGCACCAGGTGACAATGGATTCAATTTGGATGGATCTGAAGACAAGAAGCCCGCTCAAGACTTCGCAACCACCGCCGCAGAGAAACTCGGTAACGCTCTCATCTCACACCGTCTCCTCTTCCGAACCCCCTCCCTGGCCAGATGGTCCAAACAGATACGAGAGTTTCTAATCGGACCTCACGCACCACCTGCAGATGAGTTCCAGGAAACTCTCGATTGGTACGTAGACCATGCTGGACACCGGTACGCTCCGAAGGCACACTCCGCAGAGAGCTTCCTGCAGAAGTATGGAGCGATCGCCGCAGCCCGTGAGAGGCTGGGCGGCAGCAGCAGGGCCGCTCGACAGCGATTGAAAGACGGGCTGCGAGAGAGACTAGCGAAGAGGGCGAAATATGCCGACCACACATCAACTCCGTCGCAGTGATGAAGAAGTCCTCGATGCAAAGGTGGACATCCTCTGCAACCTGGCCGAGGTGGCTGGTGTGGATATGTCTCAGGCCATGCTCGAGTCCTTCTTCCGCATTCTGGATGCTGAGGGTGTGACGCTGGATGAACTCCGGCAGGCCTCAGATGTGTGGCTGCGGATGGAGTCCACCTGCCCACACATCAATGAGTTCCTGGAGTACATCGAGGCCGTCCGCAATCCGCCGACACCAGTCCGAGTGGTTGGTCCGTATGATGACGATGAGTGGCGATCCCGTTGTGAGCGAGTGGATCGCGAAGAGCTGGGTATGAACCTGGCCGAGTACCAGCGGTACCGAGACGAGTACCAGCGGCAGACCGGGGAAGAGTACATCGCACCTGGAGTAGAGGGGCGGCTTAGATGAAATCCACTCGGTACGAGGGATCCGAGATACGGCGAGTGCTTCTCGCTCTGGCGTTTGATGAGGTAGTTTGTGCTCGAGTCACATCGCAGTGGCCGGCCGAGGGTCTCTTTGCCGCACCGTGGGAGAACCTGGTCGGTGGCTGGTGTGTCAACTTCTACCGTCGGTACCAACAGCCACCGAAAGAGCGGCTGGTCAGCCTGTTTGATTCCTGGGCTGAGTCGAGTGACAACAAAGAGGTGATCGGGGCCGTTGAGAGATTCCTGCGTGGGCTGTCGGACGATTATCGATCACTGGACGGTGTGACATCTGATTTCCTGCTGGACGATGCCGCCAAGCATTTCAACCGCGTCCGGATTGAGAGGGAGATGGAAGTTGCGAAGGTCGAGCTGGATCGAGGGGATGTGGCTGCCGCACAAACCAGGCTGGCTGGCCTGTCCCGCAAGGTGGAGCTGGGTCTTGGAGCCTACATCGAGCCTGCTAAGGATGTGACGCCCTGGTTACAGGCGTTTGAGGAAGAGAGGGTGAAACCGCTGATCACCTACCCAGGTGATCTTGGAGTGTTCTTCGAGAACACGATGGCACGGGGTCAGCTCTTTGCCTTCCTCGCCCCTGACAAATCTGGCAAGACATCCTGGATGATGGATACAGCCTACCGGGCCGTGCGGCGTCGCAATCGGGTGGCCTTCTTCGATACGGGTGACGGATCAGAAGAGGAGGCGATGGCTCGGTTGGCCTGCCGCACCATGTCACAGCCCGAGTACCCTGGTAACTTTAAGATCCCGGATGCGTGGACTGAAAACGGTATTGACTTCCGGGAAGTGACAATCGACTCTATCAATCCAGTGGAGGGCTTTCGCAAGTTCTCGAAGATTGCTCTATCACCGGATGCCATTCGGATTGCCTGCTACCCAAACTCCTCCATCAGTGCAGCAGGTATTGACGGTGTGCTGAGTGACTGGGAGAAGAGTGGCTGGACACCGGATGTGGTGGTGATTGACTATGCAGATATTCTGGCTCCGCCGGCCGGTATCCGAGACGAGAAGGAGCAAATTGATGAGACCTGGCGGCAGCTCCGTCGGATGTCGCAAGCTCGGAGATGTCTGATTGTGACCGCGACTCAGGCCAATGCCGCCTCATACAAGATGGGGACAGGCTGGCTGGGACCGCAGAACTTCAGTGGGCGGAAGACGAAGAACGCCCATGTGAATGGAATCATTGGCATCAACATCTCCGAGGAAGAGCGGAAGAATGGAGTGTGCCGTCTGAACTGGGTGGTACGACGCAAGAACCGGAGCGATCGACCGGCCGGGCGGGTGGCGGTGGCCGGCTGGTACGATGTAGGGAATCCAGCTCTGGTCAGTCGCCGTGTAGCAGCACCTGCCCCGGTACCTGAGGACAATGACGTGAAAAAGTTTCATGCTATGCTGCAAAACAGGCTTGATTTACTCCACCGCATTCGTATCATACTGGTGAACAGCAGTTGCCACCGGGCTTAGGGGCAACCAGTATCTAGTGTGTCTTACTACAGGAGAGTGATGATGGCGACGAAGACGACGCTGCGGGTGATGGCTTCGCAGGCTGCGGCCATCCTGGTGTTTTGCGGGTGGAAGAGTGCTGCGGACAAGTGGGGCGATCAGCCCGACATCCTTGCGGCCAAGCTGAAGGACCTCAACCAGGTTGCTCCGCGTGACGGCGACACGGTAAAGGTGCCGGAAGAGGAAGCCCTGGCCAAGGTCATGCTCGATGTGCTCGCGGCCAGTGAGGCCAAGGAGGAGATCGAGGTGTACCTGGACGAGGCGACCGAAGCCGGTGACACGGCGGCTGGGGCAGAAGGTGGTGCTGCGGACGCTCCGGCGGCCGGCAAGGGCAAGGTGAAGAAGGAGAAGGCTCCGAAAGCCCCCAAGGAGAAGGCTCCGAAAGCCCCCAAGGAGAAGGCTCCGAAAGCCGAAGTCCTCTCCCGCGGGTATTTCGCCGGCCAGGTCGTCGCCGAGCACGGGTACGGGACGATCACGGACGCGATGGTGGTCGAGGTCGACAAGCTGTACGGCAAGGAGAACCCGACGGTCAGCCGCGGGGCCCTGAAGTGGGCGTGCGACGCTCTGAAGGGCTACATGAGCAAGACGCAGGCTGAGGATGCCCAGGAAGCCTGAGCAGCCCAGAGAGCGATTGTGTGAGCTGACGAGGATATGGTAGTGCCCGGCCAAGACGGTCGGGCATTGTCATTGCTGGTGGGAATTTGTACGTGCGGCTGCACAGATTACCGCCTGCTGCTCGTACCAAGCCAGTACAGCAACCTAACACACCACAACCGGAGCACACCGTGCAGGTCATTCTAGCCCCGCATCTGGACGACGAGATCATCGGCTGCTACTCAATCCTGGGTCAGGTAGATCTGGTGGTCTACTTCCATCAGGACTACCGCGAGCAGGAGATCCCTCTCATTCCAGGCTTGCGGTACGTGCATTGGGATGAGTTCTGCGGTAGGACGATGTCTACGTCACTTGATGACGTGATCTACCTGCCTAGCCGGTATGACTACCATCCCCTTCATCGTGAGGTGCGAGCCAAGGGTCTGGCTCTGCTGGGCAAGAAGATGTTCTACTCGGTGGAGATGAACGTACCGTGGCTGGAGGAGGAGGAGGACCCGAGAGGGAAGAAGGACTTGCTCCAGAAGATGTATCCGGGTGAGGTGGAGACAATCTCCAAGAGCGACAAGTATCTCCTGTTCAAGTCTATCCAGCCCTTTGATGAGATCATCTGGGGTGTCGTACAGTTTACTCGGGGAGGGTACCATTGCTGGCCTTCTGCTCCGGCTGAGGTAGAGTTCCTCCGGTATCCGCATCGCCACCTGTTCCACTGGAAGGTGGAGGTGCAGCAGTTCGGAGATGACCGGGACCTGGAGTATTTCATCCTGTCCTGGAAGGTGCAGGCGTGGGTGGACGAGCAGGACTGGCCTCTGCACACGAGCTGCGAGATGTTCGCCTTGCGGACGCAGCGGTGGCTGGAATCAACCTATCCGACCCGTCTGGTGCGGGTCAGTGTTCTTGAGGACGGAGAAAACGGATGCACTCTCGACGCGAGTTCTTAGCGAAGGTCGGTGCTGCACAGGATCTGATCCGCAGCACCGCAGAGCGGTATGGTGTCAATCAGGTGTGTGCGGCCTTCAGCGGTGGCAAGGATTCCCAGGCGGTACTGCGGCTGTGCCGCTCCCTGTACCCGCACATGATTGCGATCCACAACGGCCACGCCGGAGAAGACATCCACGGCGAGCCTGGGGTGCTGTGTGTGAAAGAACCCAAGGCCGAGAACGTGCCGCAGTTCCTCAAGACCGTGGACATGCGGATGCAGTTCGACGGTACCCGCCAGGATGAGGACAAGGACGTTATCTTCGATGGAGTGAACATCCACCGCAGCCAGATGCCTGGTAACCTGACTGAGAATGGTGTGTGGGGTCTGGGTTGCTGCTACCCGCTGTTCGACTGGACAGAGGAGGATGTATTCCAGTACCTGCAGGAGACAGATCCTGATCCTCTGGTGGATAGCGTGCGAGTGAGCTACGAGGGGGAAGGCCCGCAGATTGGAATGAAGACGATGTTTGCTCGGGTTGCCTCCCAACCGGAACATCCCGAAGATCCTGAGCAACAGAAGCTCTGCTCCCTGTCACATCTGGATATGATGGGGAGTGGTTGTGCCGCCCTGTACCTCAATATGGACTTCCTGTCCCAACCTGTCCTGAACTGGATCAATCGACAGACTGTGCCAGTAACGGTGGATATTGATCTGGATACATACATCCAGTCCGTCCATGATCTGGTTGGTGCTGTCGATGCAATGCTGTTTCTGGATGCCACCAACGCCGAAGCGACAGCGGCATCGCTCTGGGACTTTGATGGTCAGGATGTGTTCATCAAGATCACAGTGGATACATCGGTAGGCTTTGCGTCTGCTGTAGCCGAGGCCAACCGATTTGCAGAGGCGGATTACGATGTGCTGCTGATGCCTGCATTCCTGTCCAGGACTCCACTTGAGCTTGGGCAGATCATGATCGAGGTTTTCAGCCGGATCCATCCCAACGTCCGTATTATGCCGCCTGTTCACCATCTGCTGGGGATCGACTGACACGATGACCGTATACATTCTGCCTATCGAGCCTTTGGAAGAGCGGTATTCAGAGCAGTGGTATCGCTGGTTTCCAGAAGCCTTTGCTCGTCGTGGTGTTCGCCGGCGAGTGATTGATGGTGAGACTCTGACTGATACTGTCGAGGTCGGAACTTTTCTGGACGTGAATTCTACGCTGGCCTATAAGGCCTCGCAGCTCCAGGTGGTGGCTGGTCTCTTCCATCGCAGGGAAATCCAGGACGGTGATGCCTTCTTTGTGGCGGATGTGGAGTTCTGGGGCATCGAGGCCATTCGCTACTTGGCTGATCTGAATGGTCTGAAGAACATCCGCATTTTCGGATTCGCCCACGCCGGCAGCTACACGACAGAGGACTTCTTCTCCAGGTGTGCTGAGTATGCCCAGGTATATGAGCACGGCTGGGGCAAGGTGTTCGACAAGATCTTTGTCGGCTCCACCTACCACCAGAAGAAACTCGCTCGCAACCGCAACATCCCTATCGAGAAGATTGTGGTGACAGGCAATCCGTACGATGTGGCTGGAGTCCGCCAGTCTATCCGTAGAGCTGCTTGCAGTCGGCCTATGGTCATCCACACCAACCGACCGGATCCTGAGAAGAGACCTGAGGACACCCTCCGAGTGTTTGAGGTACTGCACGAGCTGCACCCGGACTGGCTGTTTGCTGTAACCACCAGCCGCAAGGTGTGGGGCTACGAGAAGGTGCGGCAGCAGGCGAGACGGTTGCAGGATGAGTGGGGTCTGATGGTGATGGAAGGTCTCACCAAGCAGGAGTACCTCAACATGCTGGCCGAGGCAACTGTGATGACTGGCAACACGATCGAAGAAAATTTCGGGTACTGTGTGCTGGAATCTCTCATCGCCAATACAATACCTGTGGTGCCCAACAATTACAGCCACCCGGAGCTGGTGTGCAGTGATTCAAGGTGCCTGTTCAATTCGATGGATGAGCAGATCGAGAAGATCGAAACGGCGATGGCCAATCCATTTCCTGTTACTCACTACGCCGATCGGTTCCAGGGTTCTCTGGATTTGATCGTGGACCTGGTATCGATTGGAGAATCATGCACCGAATAACTCGTCGGCTGGAATTTGACTATGGGCACCGAGTACTCGGACATGAAGGAAAATGTGCGAGCTTGCATGGACACCGAGGGGTAGTCGAAATCACGGTCGGTGCCGTTGACCTGGACAAGCTGGGTCGAGTGGTGGACTTCTCCGTGGTGAAGACTCTGGTCGGTGGGTGGATTGACGCGGAGCTGGACCATAACATGCTCCTGCATCCGGATGATCCGTTACTCAATGCAGATGATTTGTCAGGCTCTGCTACTTCGCGATCGGCTAAGGTCGAGGAGTTGATTGGCCGCAAACCGTTCATCATGCCCGGCAAAGGGCCAGCAGCAAATCCCACCGCAGAGAACATTGCTGATCTGATCTGCAATCAAGCTCTCTGGTTGCTGAAAGATACTGGCGTGATTGTGCGACGAGTGCGGGTGTACGAGACACCGAACTGCTGGGCGGATAGCCGGGAATCATCTCTATGATTGAGAACACACAGAAGCCCGAACCTCCAATCAAGTCCACTGGGGATGTGCTGGAGGTGCATTCCGTTTGGGATACCATTCAAGGTGAAGGTCCTTCCGCAGGAATGCCGGCGACGTTTATTCGTCTAGCCGGCTGCAATCTGCAGTGTGTTTTCTGCGACACTGAGTATACCGAGGGGCGGCAATCGTTGAGTATTTCGAGTCTGATGGAGCAGGTAGAAGCTCTTCCCCGGCGACGATTGGTAGTGATCACGGGAGGCGAACCGTTTCGTCAGAATTTGAATGGTTTGATTACTTTTCTGGTGGAATCAGGCCGGCAGGTCCAGATAGAAACGAATGGTATACTGCCACCTTCGAGAGGTTTTTGCTACCATCGAAATGATGTGCAGATTATCTGCTGCCCGAAAACCTCGAAGGTTGACGCTGATCTGGCGCGACGGACGCATTCTTTCAAGTATGTGGTAAAGGCGGGATCCGTTGATCTTGAAGATGGATTGCCGACGGTTGGGGTTGGGGGTGATCGGTATGGACGTCCGGCGCGTCCACCTGGATTTAAGCCGACTTGGCAGGTATGCACAAACCAAATTTTCCTCCAGCCACTCGATGAGCAGGACGAAGAGAAGAACAAGGCCAATCAGCGGGCGGCCGTTGAGTCCTGTCTCAAATTTGGATATCGTTTCACGCCCCAGATCCACAAGATGGTCGGCCTGCCGTAGGGATGCACGATGAATTTGACTTGGACGGATGTGGAGCAGCGAGCGAGTGAGACTTTCGCTCGAATAGTGGAGAGTTTTGCTCCGGTGCCGCTTGGGCGTCCGGTGCGGCTGTATGGTGTACCTCGGGGAGGTATCCATGCACTATCAGCAGTTGATGCTGCCTGTGGCATTGCCCATGGTTCGTTTTCGGTTGCTGAGTTTCCAATTGAGCGGGTGAGCAAGGCTGAGCAAGCTGATGCCTACGTAGATGACATTGTCGATACCGGAGAGACTCGCAGGCAGTATTTTCAGGCGTACGGTGCTCGGCCCTGGTTCGCACTGGTTGACAAGGAGATGGAAGGTATCTCAGCCTGGGTGAAATTCCCGTGGGAGATGGACAGTGGGGAAGTCGGCCCCGAAGAGAACATCCGACGTATCCTCCAGTACATCGGAGAGGATCCGAAACGAGAAGGGCTGCTGGAGACACCCAGCCGGGTAGTGAAGAGCTACGCCGAACTCTTTTCGGGGTACAGATACAAGACTGAGGAGGAGATTGGATCTCTCCTCAAGGTGTTTACTGATGGAGCGTGCGATGAGATGATCCTGGTGAAGGACATCGAGTTTGTGAGTATGTGCGAGCACCACATGCTGCCATTCTCAGGGGTAGCTCACATTGCCTATCTGCCCAAGGATCAGATAGTTGGATTGTCGAAGCTGGCTCGTATAGTGGATGTGTACGCCCGACGGCTGCAGGTGCAGGAGAGGCTGACCCAGCAGGTGACTGAGTCGCTGATGAAGCATCTGCAACCCAATGGAGTGGCGTGTGTGATCGAGGCCCACCACCAGTGCATGAGCTGTCGAGGCGTGAAGAAGGCGAATGCAAAGATGGTGACGTCCAGTCTGACCGGAGCCTTCCGGGAACCCGCTGCTCGGGCTGAATTCTACTCATTGATACGAGGCTGATTTGATGCCGTTGGTCGACGGTAACTGGCTGATGCTGGACTCCGGAGCGTTCTCTGTGTGGACGCAAGGAGCCTCGATTGACATCGAGCAGTACATCGCGTTCTGCAAGGCTCATCCAGGTGTCAACTACTACGTCAACTTGGACGTGATTGCCGGGGTACCGACTGATCCAAAGTCCAAGACTCCGCAGGCGATGAGAGACGCCTGTGAGCAGGGGTACCGAAATTATCTGCGGATGATTGAAGAGTTACCGCAAGAGAAGGTCATCCCGGTCTTTCACAAATCTGAGGACTTCATCTGGCTGGAGCGATATCTGGAGCTGGGTGCTTCCTATATCGGGATCGGGCAGATTCATGTGTTTGGTGGAGCCTACTCCAAGACGTATCAGCCAGGTGACTGTGAAGCCTTTCAACTGGAGTGGCTGCGAGAGATCGGTACTCGCCTGTTCGACAGTGCTGGGCGGCCGATAGTGAAGACACATGGTTTTGCGGTTACCTCCTTCCGATTGATGCAGCAGTTTCCCTGGCATTCGGTAGATTCTGCGTCCTGGGTCAGGCAGAGTGCATACGGTACGGTCTACGTGCCCAAGAAGCGGGGAGGAGAGTTTGTCTATGACGAGCCGCCCAGGCCGGTCAACATGAGTCCGAAGTCTCCGTCCAAAGCCACTCGCAATCAGAACATCTGCAACCTAAGCCCACACTACAAGGCAGAGGTAGAGGAGTACCTGAGCAGCATTAGAATGAAGCTTGGTCAGTTTCGGATCGATGACGTGGAGTCTGGATACAAGCTGGCAGACGGCGAGATTTGGTATGACAAAGGCAAGACGCAAGTCATTCGGCCCGAGTCACCTGGTGTGGTGACATCGCACCAGCATCGGTTTCGAGCCAATGCAATCTTCCTACATCGAGTCAATGCCGCTCTCGCACTCGATCACATCTACTTCGCCGGAGCGGAGGGGTCGGTAGACGACAGTACAGAATACAGGTTGCGGAACAGGCTGATGTCATTCCACAAGATTGGGATGTGCTCTGATCGTACCAAGGGTCGGGCGTGTTTCAACACCTGGGAGACACTGACAGATGCCTACCAGCAGTCCCTCGCATCCGTTTGACCCGTCCGCCTTGCTGTCTGCGGTGCTGCCCTGTGCTGGTGAGGATCAGTACCAGCGGACCTTAGTTGAGTTCGGCAGAGCGTGCGGTATGCTGCCTGACCAGGCGATTGAGGGGCTGGACAAGTGGTTGCGGCGTCGATCAGTACGGAGATCTGACTACCTGACAGGCGAGTTGGATGTATCCAGGTCAGGTCAGCCGTTCACCTGGTTTGAGAATAGAGTGCTGCATTGGGCTTTCTTTACGCTGGATCTGGAATCAGGACGGCAACCGACACCGGAGTACATTGCAGGGATGTTGAAACGGACAGCAGAAGAGGTGGCTGCTGAGGAGCATCGGCAGCGAACGACCATTGGTAATATCAAAGGGTTCGATCTGTGAGAGTATCTCGGGAAGAGCTGCTGAAGGTGCTGGAGTCTCTCACTCCAGGTCTGAACACCAAGGAGAGTATCGAGCAGTCCACCTGCTTCGTGTTTGATGGTCAGCAAGCGATGACCTTCAACGACGAGGTGGCCTGTATGCGGACGTCGCCGCTCAAGATCACAGGTGCCGTCAAAGCCAAGCCGTTGCTGGATCTGCTGAGCAAGCTGCCGGAGGATGAGCTGGATATCGATCAGGTTGAAGATCAGCTCCGGGTGAAGGGCAAAGGGCGGCGGTCGGGCCTTCGTATGGAGACGGAGGCCCGACTACCGGTGCATGGAGTGGAAGTTCCGACCGAAGATGACTGGATGCCGCTCCCCACTGATTTCAACAATGCGGTTGGCATCTGCCATCCATGTGCGAGTTCAGAAGAGACTGAGTTCGTGCTGACGTGCATCTGCATCGACCCCGATTGTTTGCAGGCAACCAACCGGTTCCAGATTGCTCGTTACCCGATTGAGATGGGGCTGTCAGAGCAGACTCTGGTCAGGGCTGACTCGCTGAAGAAGGTGTGCGGGTTCGATATGACGGAGTTCGCCTTGACCGGAAGCTGGATTCACTTCCGCAACCCAGCAGGTCTCCGGCTGGCCGCTCGACGTCATATGGAAGCCTACAAGGATGTGAGCAGGTTTCTTGTATCGGATGGGATGAGTGAAATTACACTGCCGGCTAACCTCAGGGAGGTGACGGAACGGGCGAACATCTTCAGTTCTGAGACCATGTCATCGGTGGGTAACAAGCTCCTCATTTGTCTGGGACCTGATCGTATCACCATTAAGGGCCAGGGTGCTATTGGCTTCTACGAAGAAATCAAGCAGACGACCTATAGCGGGCCCCCGACGGAATTCCTGGTTGCCCCGAGGCTGCTGGAAGCTATCAGCGAGAAATCCAACACCTGCCGGGTCGGTCAGGGTCGTCTGTTTATCGACACTGGTAAGTTCGTCTACGTGGCCTGCACGGCATCAGTGCCGACCGAGACTGAGGGGAAGTAGTGGAGGGATTCTTCTCTGCCAGCGAGGTGTCGGTTAAGCCGGCCTCGACGGCCTACACCATCCCTCGATGTGGGGCGTGCGGTCTGCTTAAGACCTGCCAGTCACCCAAGATGCCCGTCACAGGCAAGGGTCGCAAAGGCATTCTGGTAGTGGCGGAGGCACCCGGGTACGAGGAAGACAAGCTGAATGAACAGCTCATCGGTCCGGCTGGTCAGTTGCTGAGGCAATCTCTAGCTGGGTATGGTATAGATCTGGACAGGGACTGCTGGAAAACCAATGCACTTATCTGCCGGCCACCCGAGAACGCGACACCGACTAATGATCAGATTGACTGGTGTCGACCAAACTTCCTGCGGACTGTAGAGGACCTCCAGCCAGAGCTGATCCTGCCGTTAGGTGGTGCGGCAGCCCGATGTGTGCTGGCTCCTTTCTGGCGAGATGACTTTGGTGGGATTACCAAGTGGGTTGGCTGGCACATCCCATTGCAGAAATGGAACTGCTGGGTTGCTCCTAACTCGCACCCTAGCCGTCTGCTGCACACCAAGGATGATAACAACGGACCTGTGGTGCGGCTGTGGTTTGAGAAATATCTGGAAGCAGCCCTGACCCTGCAAGGCAGCCGGCCCTGGCAGACCGTACCAAACTACGCGAAAGAGATCAGACTGATCTTTGATCCGGATGAGGCCGCAGCCTGGATCAGAGAAGGGACAGCGAGAGGACAGGCTTCAGCGTTTGACTACGAAACGAATATGCTCAAGCCAGACTCGGATCTGGCGGAGATCGTAACCTGTTCTATCTCCTGGGCTGGTCGCAACACGGCTGCCTTCCCGTGGACAGGTGCTGTGATTCCTGCGATGCGGGAGTATTTGAGCAGCCCGATTCCTAAGATCGGAGCCAATAATGGCTTTGAGGATCGATGGAGTCGACGCAAGGTTGGTGTACGAGTGAAGTGGGTGGACTTGGGATACCCGTGCTGTCAGCTCACCACCTGGATAACCGATCGGAGATCACATCAGTCAAGTTCCAGGCCCTGGTCAGGTTAGGGCAGGAGGACTGGTCGTGGAAGGCTGAGCCATATCTCAAGACCAGTGATAATAGAGGCTGCAATCGGATACGTGAGTTTGACCTGCGATCTCTGCTTATCTACAACGGGATCGACAGTGTGGTGGAATACTGGATTGCCGACAGGCAGAGAAAGGAAATGCAGCGACATGGATACCGCCCAAATTGAGACTCGGGCTCAACTGCGATTGAGCACAGTGGCTCGATCCAACCTGTACACGATGGGTGTGACATCCGCACATGATGAACGGCAGGTCATTCCGGAGGAGCCGGGTATGCCGAGTGAGGAGGTGCGGAAACTGAGGGCTCAGCTCATCCTGGAGGAGGCGATTGAGACGGCAGAAGCCCTGGGCTTTATGGTGTCTGTGTCGTACAAAGAGGGTGCTCACTGTATTCGAGTGGAGCCCTTCTTTGAGCCCGACCTGGAGAAGATCATCGACGGCTGCTGCGATACCAACTACGTCTGCATCGGTACGCTGTGTGCCTTGGGTCTGGAAGACCTGCCGCATCTGGAGGAGGTCAACCGAGCCAACGACCGCAAATTCCCAGGCGGGGTGGCCCTGACCAATGAGAACGGCAAGTTTCAGAAGCCGGAGGGATGGCAAGGTCCGGACCACCACCAGGTTATGAAGGATCGAGCAGCTCTGGGTCTGTCGCTTGCGGCGATGAGCCGGCAGATTGTCACTGCTCGGGCATCGGAGCTGACCCGCGGATGAGTGTAGTTATTGCCTCCTCGCAGGATGCCTTCCGTTTGATGATGGAAGGCTCCGAAGCTCTGACCGACATCACTGAGAACGGGATGCGGATAGACGTACCGTATCTCGATCGAGTGCTGGAAGAATCTGCTGCATTGACAGAGCAGATCAAGGTAGAGCTGCGAGGGGACGACATCTACCGTATCTGGCAGAAGGTGTTTGGTACCAGTGCTGACATCGGCAGTCGTGATCAGCTCTCTCGGGTACTGTACCAGGAGCTGGGAATTGAAGTCAAATCCACTACCCGCAAGGGTAAGGCCAAGACTGATGTGGAGGCGTTCGAGGGAATTGACCTGCCGTTCGTCGCTCGCTGGGTGACCCTTCAGAAGCTGATCAAGGCTCGGAGCACGTACCTGCTGGGTATCCGCAGAGAGACAGTGGATGGCATCCTGCGGGCTAACTTCCTGCTCAACATTGCAAACACCTTTCGCTCAAGCTGCCGCGATCCTAATATCCAGAATCAGCCTATTCGCGATCCGAAGATGGCTAAGCTCATCCGCCGGGCGTTTATCCCGAGAGATGATCATGTGTTGGTAGAGACAGACTACGGTGCTCTGGAGTTCCGCGGTGCTGCTATGTTCTGGAAGGATCCGGCAATGGTGGCCTATGCCTCGGATCCTACACTGGATATCCACCGTGACATGGCCTCAGAGTGCTACCTGCTGGAGCGGGATGATGTATCCAAGCCGGCTCGTACCTTTGCGAAGAACAAGTTCGTGTTCCCGGTCCTCTACGGATCCTACTGGGGGAACTGTGCTCCACATTTGTGGGGTGAGATAGAACGAAACAACATCAAGTCCAAGGCCGGTGTGCCGCTGTATGAGCACCTGAAGCAGAAGGGCATCACCCGCCTGGGCGATAAGAAGGACACAGGTCCTGGAACCTACACGGGTCATGTCAAGCAGGTAGAGAAGAGATTTAACGATCGGTTTTCGTACTGGTCGAGTCAGAAGCAGGTGTGGTGGGAATCCTACCTCAAGCGAGGTTGGTTTCCGATGGCGACAGGTTTCGTGTGCCAGGGCATCTACACCTATAATGACTTGATGAACTACCCGATCCAGGGCTCTTCCTTCCACTGCACTCTCTGGTCTTTGATCCAGATCAACCGAGAGCTGAAACGTCGACGGATGCGGTCGATGGTGGTAGGTCAGATCCATGACTCCATTATTGGTGATGTGCATCGCAGTGAACTGGACGACTATTTGGAGCTGGTCGTTCGTATCATGACCAAAGACATCCGTGATCACTGGCGGTGGATCAATGTTCCGCTAGAAGTAGAAGCGGAAGTCGGCGAACGGAACTGGTTTGAGAAGAAAGCCTACTCCCTGGTAGCGTGAGGTTTCTGATTGAGGTCAAGTGGTACTCACTTCCGAATGGAAGGCTTGTCTGGGTATGTCCCCTGTGTGATCGGGCATCCCTCTCTGATTTACTGTGTGAAACCCCTGGTTGTGAAGGGCAGTGTAGAATGGCCGGACCCGAAGAACAGGCAGCAGAACTCTATCGACGACACCGCCCCCAGGGATTCGGTGAGATGGTGGGGCAGGCTGAGGCTATCAAAGTCCTGAACGAGATGGGAAGACGGGGAGAGATTCCTCATGCCCTGATGCTGACAGGTCCGAGCGGTTGCGGCAAGACGACACTGGCCCGCATTCTCCGCATGAAGCTCAAATGTGGAGATCACGACTACGTGGAAGTGAATGGATCGGATGCTCGAGGTATTGATGACATCCGTGCCATCCGTGCCCAGATGAGTATGGCACCGATGGGCGGCAAGACCCGGGTATGGGTTATTGATGAGTGCTTCCCTGCTGGCACTCCAATTTTTACTCCAGGTGGGGATGTGGACATTGAGAAGGTAGAGCCCGGAGATTCCATCTGTAGTTTGGAGGGTGTGACTACTGTCAGGGCTCTTCTGAAGAACAAGGTGGATCTTCGTCGATTAGTTCGAGTGTTCTACTCCGATGGTTCAAGTCAGATCACAACCCGTGATCATCTGTTTCTGACTGATACGGGTTGGATGCGGGCAGGGGATTTGCATCGGTGTTGTGTTGTGAGGGATAGTCGTTATCCTGTGTCAACCTCTATAAAGGAGATTGGCGATGGGGCGATCGAATACGATTCGAGTGTGCGAATGGTGCGGGATGGACTTTCTAAGCCCCGCACCGTCACCGCGATGTTGTTCGAAGAGTTGTGGTCAGAAGTTGAGGAACAAGAAGGAAAGCAAAGGAGAGAAAGAGGAGCGGGCGTGCGAGGAGTGCGGAAAGCCCTTCTTTGTAATCAAGGGGCATCAGCACCAGAAGAGGTTTTGCGGAAAGTCGTGTCACGGTCGATACAGAAATCGACAGCCAGAGTTCAGAAACAAGTTGTACTCTCCGGTGGTGGGGCAGAAGATTTCGCAGTCGCTCCGAGAGTTTGCTCAGACTTCCGAAGGGCAGGCTCAGGCGAAGAGGGTTTCTCAGAGAATGAAGGAGAAGAATCCTTCCCGACTTCTTTCGGCTATCGGGAAGGGTCAGGAGACGAAGAGGATTCGAGGCACAGACGGGTGGAGAGGGGTTCGAGGGGGCAACGGTCAGTTGACTCTAGCCCAGGTGAATCTTTGGCGGGCCCTTCAGCACCATTCAATCTTGGATTGGGATATGGAGATAGCCATTCCGACCAAGGTAAAACCAATGTCCGGGGCAGGTATTCCGACCAACTACAAGGTCGATATCGGTTGTACGCTGATTCAATTGGCAGTGGAAGTCGACGGCAATGGGCATCGATCGAGAAAGAGTATGTTGCGAGACATAAAGAAGAGGTTGGTGCTGGAATCCTTAGGGTGGACCGTGTTGAGGTTTACCAACCAGGAGATTCTAGAGGATTGTTCCGAGGTTGTGTCTCAGATCTGGATGTGCGTCGAGGGTATGTCGAATTCTACGATCTCCAAGTAGACGGGCATCCGTCTTACGTGGCGGGAGGGGTGGTTGTTCACAATTGTCATGCCCTTACGTCGGATGCTCAGAGTGCATTCCTGAAAATGCTGGAGGACACTCCCGCTCATGTCTACTTCATCCTCTGCACGACAGACCCGCAGAAGCTCAAGCCTACCATTCACACTCGATGCACGAAGATCGAGTGCAAGCCGATTGGGGAGCAGGCTCTGAGGGAGCTGGTGGTGCAGGTGGCTGAGAAGGAAGGTGTAGATCTGGAGCCTCCGGTAGCGGTGAAGATTGCACAGTCCGCCGACGGCAGTGCCCGCAAGGCACTGGTGCTGCTGCACTCCGTGATTCGGATCAGTGGAGCAGAAGCCCAGCTCGCTGCGATTGAGGGAGGAGCTACCGAGGCTAGTGCCAACCTGGCCAAGCTGCTGATGAACTCCAAGTCAAGCTGGAAGGATTTTCAGCAGGCGTTGACTGCTCTGGAAGACGACCCCGAACAGACGCGACGGGGTATCCTCGGATATGCTCAGTCGGCTCTGCTGAAGGGGTGGGGCAGTGCCTCGCAGGCTGCTCTCATCCTGGAGGAGTTTCGCGAGCCCTTCTACAACACTGGCAAGCCGGGTCTCACGCTGGCCTGCTATCGAGTTGCTGTCGGATTCAAGTGATGCCTCGTACCATAGGGCATGGCACCTAAGTGGTACAGGTATGTTTGGCGATGTATCAAGTGCGAGGCAACCCATTGGTACCATGCAGATAAATGTGGTAACTGTGGATGCCTGGCACTGAAGCGAGAAGAGAACCGCAAGCAAAGGGACCTACCCGTGGCAACTGGTAATGATCTGGAGCTGCCCAATCTGGCAATCGATAAGTACAGGCTGGATGAGGAGTGGGTCCGGCAGCCGGGCGAGTATCTGAGATGGTCGATGAAGGCGGCTGATGCCCAGAAGGCCTATGACCTGTCCAAGGCTGAGCTGGATGCCGCAGTCGCCGACCTCAACAAAGAGATCCGTGATCGGCCTGAGGACTACGGTCTGGAGAAGATCACCGACAAGGCCATAGAGAACACCATCCCGGCCTGTCCGGAGTATAAGCTGGCGACCCGTAAGGTAGCCGAAGCAAGGTATGCCCTGGAAGTGGCGAAGGGGGTGGTAACAGCATTTGAGCACCGGAAGCGATCACTCACGTTCCTGTCCGAGCTGCTCATTCGGGACTACTACTCGCAGTCTATCGGCCGATCCACTCCGCCGCGGATGGACAAGGCTCCGGCCGACGAACTGGATGATGATCAGAAGAGGGAGCTGCGAACCAGGGCTCTCAACCGCCCACGTGATCAGGAGGATAGTGAAGACGACCGGCAGAGTGACCATGAATGAACTCACACAGGTACTGGCCTGGATGGCGTACCTCTTGCAGATGCTCCTGTATGGAGTGGGTATCTTGATTGGTGTGTTCCTGCTCGCTAAGGTGGCGGCATACGGAGTATGTGCAGGTCGACACGCCTTTAGTGTTCACCAAGAGAAAGAAGAGAAAGGCGATAACAATGGTCGGCGAACGACGTGAGCGACGTGAGTCACTTGCTCGACGTAGAGCAGAGACACATGCGTCCGGATTCGAGACGTCCACGATTCGGGTACCCGAGGGGTTGAAATTCTTCAACCCTAAGGTGGGCGTCTACGAGATCGACATCGTCCCCTACAAGGTGGGTAAGGGCAACCCGATGGCCCCGGAAGGTGCCCTCTACTACGAGCGGACCTACTGGATCTACAAAGACATCGGCCCGGAAGGGAAATGGTACGTCGCCATCGGGAAGACGTTTGGCAAGCGGGACCCGATTGTAGACTACAAGCGGGAACAAGCTCGGGAGCCGGACGCTGACCTCAAGGCCCTGAAGGCACTCGATCCGAAGGAGCGGCAGCTCTTCCTCGTCTACGATCGGGAAGATCCGAAGGCTGGTTTGCAGCTCTGGGACTTCTCCTTCCACACCTTCGGCAAACTGCTGGACAGCCGGGTGAAGAACTCCCGCGAGGTGGATGGGTGGGATCTCTTCTACTTCCCAGATGATGACGGGATGACGCTGCGGGTGACCTTCGAAGAAGGTCAAGGGGGCAAGTTCATCGAGGCTGCGGCGATCGACTTCCTCCGTCGGGAGAGCCCGTTGCCGAAGCCCATCGTCGAGCACGACATCTGCCTGGATGAAATGCCGATTGAGCTGACGTATGATCAGCTCAAAAGCATCTTCCTCTGCATCGACGAGAAGAGTGGCGATGCCGCCACCAGCAGCCACAAGTCCGATCGCCCTGCGGATGAAGATCGATCTGAACGTCGGTCCACTGCACGAGAGGAAGAGAGGTCACAGGATACCCGCAGGGAAGAGCCGGCTCCGCGTGAACGCGAGCGAGCACCCGAGCCGGAGACTAAGAGCCGACCGAAGACGGCCGATGAGTATGGCCTGGCTGTGAAGGACGAGGTCATCTACAAGGGTGAGATGTGCAGCATCGTCAAGATCAGTCCGGATGGTACGTCGCTGGTGCTGCTGGACAGCCAGGATAACCCGATCCGAGCGGTGGGCTGTGACGAGGTCCGTAAGCTGGATGCGAAGCGAGCGGACCCAGTTGACCGCAAGCCCGCACCGCCGAAGGACGATCCACCCTTTGAGAAGAAGGAGAAGGCAACCACCCCTCCCAGCAACTCCTCTCTCGAAGATGAGGACTGGGACAAAGACTGGCGGTAGCAGATGATGAACCTCTGTTGAGGGAGGGTGGAACACCCGGGTGGTGGTTGCTTGCAGCATCAATCATCACTCGGGTGCCTTCTTAATAGGAGCGACAAACGTGAGTGCAAAGAAGATACAGCAGGCAGTGCTGGATTCTCTGGCAGAGTCGAACGAGGTGAGGTCCGAGGACTACCTGAGCACAGGCAGCACCTTGCTCAATCTGGCCTGCTCGGGTTCCATCCATGGTGGGTTTGCCAAGGGCAAGTATTTCTGGATTGTGGGATCCAGCTCCTCCGGAAAGACGTTCATCACACTCACTGCTCTGGCTGAGGCCACCCTCAATCCAAATTTCAATGACTATGAGCTGGTCTTCGATAATGTCGAGGATGGGGCTCTGATGGAAGTGGAGAGGTACTTCGGGCCGAGGCTGGCGGAGAGATTGCGACCGCCGAAGTATGATGCGGATGGTGACCCGGTTTACTCCCGCACCATCGAAGACTTCTACTTCGAGCTGGATGACCGACTCCAGTTGATTAAGAAGGGCAAAGCCAAGCCGTTTATCTGGCTGCTGGACAGCATGGACGCTCTGAGTAGTGTCTACGAGGGGAAGAAGTTTGAGGAGAAGAAGAAGGCTGCCCGCAACTCAGAGAAGGCCGCAGGTGACTACGGTGATGGCAAGGCCAAGGTAACCTCTACCTATATCCGACGGATCCTGGGTGACCTGCGTGATACCGGTAGTATACTTCTCGTTGTCAGCCAGACCCGTGACAACATAGCAGGTGGTATGTTCGACCCCAAGGAGGTGGTGGCAGGTGGCCGAGCACTCAAATTCTATGCTACCCTGCAACTGTGGACGAAGGCCAAATCGCCTGAGAAGATCAAGGTGCATGGCAAGGAGCGGCAGATCGGGATCATCTGCCGAGCATCCGTAAAGAAGAACAGGCTGACTGGTAAGGAGTGGTCTGTTGACATCCCCATCTATCAGTCCACCGGGATTGATGATGTGGGGTCGATGGTCAACTTCCTGCTGGAAGAGAAGCGATGGAAGAAGGACAGCACAGGGAACATCTTCGCCACCGATCTGGATATTGAAGGTCGAACGGATGAGGTGATCAAACAGATTGAAGATGGAAACCTGGAGAACCATCTGCGTCTGATTGTGGTGGAGGTGTGGAAGGATATTGAAGCTCAGTGTGCAGTGGAGAGGAAATCCCGATATCACTAGGAGGGTGTGAGATGCTGGTATTGAGTCGGCAGCGAGATGAGTCAGTTGTGATTCCGGATGTGGATCTGGAAGTCATTGTGCTGGATGTGGTAGGCAGCAAGGTGAAGCTGGGTTTCAGGTGTCCGGATTCTTTGAAGGTGTACCGCAAAGAAATCTGGGTCGCGATACAAAGGGAGCAAGGTGGGAACTCCAAAACCAACCTGGCTGCTGGTCGATAGCACCTACCTGTGCCATCGGGCCATGTATACCACGGGGCACCTGTCTTACGGCGATGTAGAGACAGGTGTCTTGTATGGTTTCCTCCAAACGATTGATCAGGCAAACGAACTGTTCTCTCCGGTGCGGACTATCTTCGCCTTCGATTTCGGAGGGCCGGGCCGTCGCAAAGAAGTCTATCCGGAGTACAAGGCCAACCGAGAGAAGGAGAGGAGCCCCGAGGACCAGCTCAAGGCCGAGTCGCTCTGGCGTCAGATTCAGATCATCTGGAGCGAGTACCTGCCGGCCCTCGGGTATCGTAACATCATTCGGATCCGTGGGTATGAGGGTGATGATATCATTGCCCAGGCTGTGAATGAGTTGCCGTACGGGCACGAGGCAGTGATACTGTCCGGCGATGAGGATCTCTGGCAGTGTCTGAACTCAGATGTGATCTGGCATTCCCCTCTCAGCAAACACAAGCGGACGGTCAGCTCGGATTCATTTCGAGCTGAGTGGGGTCTGGATCCGGTGATGTGGGCAGACATCAAGGCTCTAGCCGGGTGTGGTAGTGATAATGTGAAGGGGCTGGAGGGAGTAGGAGAAAAAACAGCGGCGAAGTGGTTCACTGGTAAACTCAAGCCTACTAGCAAAGCCTACAAGACTATCTCTGCTGGTCTGGATGTTCACAATCGTAACCTGCCCATCGTCAAGCTGCCTTACCCGGGTATCGAGCTGCCGGAGATGGTGGATGATCAGGCGAACGATGCAGCCCGTCAGGCTCTGTACGACAAGCTGGGATTCCGAGATCGACGGGCAGGGCCCGCAAGTCGGCAGGTACCCAGAGAATCGCGTCGGCCGGATGATGGCTTTGACTTTGATTGAGAGCAGGCAATGAGTGTACTCGCTCTGGATGCAGCCAATACCACCGGCTGGGCTCACTACAAAGACGGAACCTACCGTACCGGAGTGTGGGATCTGTCTGTGCTGAAGAAGCAGGGCGAGGCTCGGGGTCATCGGTATCTGAATCTGTACCTCCGGTTGAACAGTTTCCACAGCGAGCACCAGATTGAGCTGCTGGTGTACGAGAAGCCGGGCAGGTTGTTTGGTCACGCCAGAGAGATCCTGCTCGGGCTGCAAGGTATGGCAGAGTTCTGGGGAGCTGAGCAGGCGGTACCGGTCCAGATGGTAAGCCCGACCGAGGTGAAAATGTTTGCCACCGGTCGTGGAAAGTGCTCCAAGGAAACTATGATAGCAGCAGCCAAACGGAAGTGGCCTGATCTGGAGTTGACGGCCGATCAGGCTGATGCGATGTGGTTGCTGGAGTACGGACTGCTGAAACGAAAGAACCCCCGTGCCACTTGAAGAACTCCGCCTCCGGGATTTTCAGCCCCACGAGAAGACTCGCATCGAGTTCTCGCCCCAGGTCACAACTATTGTGGGACCGAGTGATGTGGGGAAATCCTCCATCATGCGGGCATTGCAGTGGGTCGGCCTGAACCAGACCATGACGGAAACGGAGGTCGTTCGGGGACACGGCAAACTGGATGGAGTGAGTGCTGCTCATGCTGAGCTGGTGATTGATGGGCATCGTATTCGTCGAAGTCGCGGCAAGGGGGATAATCTCTACTTCCTGGATGACAGTGAGTTTCGATCCTTTGCCACCTCCGTGCCGGATCCGATAGCGGCGATGCTGCGGATGTCGGATATCAACTTCCAAAACCAGATCGGGATGCCATTCTGGTTGTGCCTGTCGGGTGGGGAAGCATCCCGAGAACTCAATGCCCTGGTTGATTTGGGAGTGATTGATGAGTCTCTCTCGGCTATCAATCGGATTGCGAAGCAGGCAACCTGTGTGGTAGAAGCCTGTCGTACCCGAGTGCAGCAGTGCGTCAGCCGGTGCGATGAGCTGCGATGGGTAGCAGAAGCCGACGCTGAGCTGAGCAAGGTAGAGCAGGTTGCGGTACAGGTCGCACAGATTACCGCCGCAGCAGCCGCTCTGTCGGCCCTGCTGGTTACTGCTCGAGCCTGTCAAACCACCTGCCAGACTGCACGACAGCAGCAGGATGAGCTGACTGTGGTCGGCAAGGCCGGGTCCGCCGCTATTAAGCTCGGCCAGTCAGCCGACGAGCTGGACAGTCTGTGTACCTCTCTGCGACGCCAGTCGGCAGTGGTCGATGTGGGATACCCAGATACCCAGGCGATGGAGACCGCGGTTGATGACATTCGAGACCTGACCCGGCGATACTCTGATCTGGAGAGAGTCATTCTCCAGGTACGGCAGGTATCGGAGAAGGTATCCGCCGGGTACCCGGATATTTCTGAGCTGGAAGCAGCAGCTCAGTCGTATAACCGGCTTGAACAGTTGGCAGGTTCCCTATCAACGCTCATTGCCGATATCAGAGACGCCACCGGGCTGGTGCGATCCCTCAGGGATCAGAGTCTCCGATTGGATGCAGACATCGAGCAGGTCACTAGTGGAGTCTGTCCAGTCTGCGGAGGCCCTTATCATGCGGACCAAGAAGAATCCCACTCTGGGTGAGCAGGTGCAGGCAGCGGTTGGGCTGGCATTTGCTCGGCTGGGAGGTGAACCCTTCGTATCGGTTGCATCTCGCTCAGGTCTCAGCCTGGCCACTATCTATCGGCTGTGGTGGGGGCTGGCCAGTGAGCACACTCACGCCGGCACCATCATCCGTCTGGGTGAGGTAGCAGGTCTCAAATTCACACTGGCCGACAACGCCATTTATGCAGAACTGATGGGCTGATGGATCGAGTGATCGCCGTACTGTGCTCTGATATCCACCTGTGCCACACTGTACCTGTGGCACGGGCGGCGGAGCCTGACTGGTATGCGGCAATGGCACGGCCGCTGAAGCAGCTCCGGGAGTTGAGCCAGCAGCATGAGGCACCGGTTGTATGTGCGGGAGACATCTTTGATGATGGCTGGCGAGAGCGTCGGTGCCCACCAGAGCTGATTAACTTCGCTATCCGAGAGCTGCCTGATATGTATGCGGTGCCTGGGCAGCATGACCTGCCCAACCATCGGCTGGAAGAGCTGGAGCGAACGGCCTACTGGACGCTGGTAAAGGCTGGGAAGATCTTTCACCTTGAGCCGGGAAATCCTCATTGGTATGGGATTGCGATGAATCCTGTGCTGCACGGTTTCCCCTGGAAGGTGCCGATCACTCCACAGGTAATTGATTCCCAACCACGGGTACACCTGGCCGTCGTCCACTCTTATATCTGGCAGCCTGGCAGCAGTTACCCAGGAGCGAGTGAAGAGCAGCGAGTACCAGGCTACCTGTCCAGTTTGCAGGGCTACCAGGCTGCGGTGTTTGGAGACAACCACAAAGGCTTCCGTTTCCGGTCACCAGACCTTTCTATCATCAACTGCGGCACCTTGATGCGGCGGAAATCAGACGAGCGGGAGTACACACCGCAGGTCGGGCTGCTGCACCGTGATGGATCCATCTCTTCTCATTTGCTGGATGTGAGTGAGGATGTGTTCTCGGATCCTCGCGAATCCACACAGAGAGAAGCAGATGCTGATCAGGCTGATCGTGTGCTGGAAGAGCTAAAGAGTTTGGGGGCAGACTCCCTTGACTACCGAGATTCACTGGAAACCTATATGCGAGTTCACGCCACTCCGCAGAGTGTACGTGAGCTGGTATTGTCCTCTCTGGGATGAGGGTGGGCCTGTTCGTGGTCTACAATCCGGACGAGACGGAACTCTGGTTGCGAGCGGAACTCATGCGGATCATGACCCATGAGGGATGGTCCCCTGATATCACACAATCTATCATGGTGGACGATAACCCTGACTGGTTGACCGTGCGGCGGCTGATTCGAGAGAATGGCTTACGGCGAGCCTATGACCTGATAAAGAAGATGCACAATGACCATTGATCTAGCAGAATTCGACAGGCTGAAGAAGCGGTCATCGGATCTCCGCAGTCGGTATGAGCAGGCTGTGGGTTCGCGGGCTCAGCTCATCCAGCAGATCAAAGAGAAGTTTCAGTGCGAGAGCATTGAGGAGGCGGAGGCTAAGCTCACTCAGTTACAGGCTGAGAAGGCTGAGGCTGAGGCAGCCTACCACCAGCTACTCACAGAATTCAAGGGGCGGTGGGGTGATAAACTGGACTGATGCCAGCAGTATCCGGCAGGCGCTGGCTGATAAGCTGGCCGACAGGAAAGCCGCTCAGTCCAGCCTGCAGCAGGCCCAGCATGAGCTGATCCAGGCTGACGAGCATCTGGATGACGCCGCCGCTGCCCAAACCATCATCCAGGATGTGGCTCAGGCCGTGCAGCAGGAAGCCCACTCCAAGATATCGGGTGTGGTGTCTCGCTGCCTGGAGTATGTGTTCGACTTTCCGTATGAGTTTGAGGTGATGTTTGAGCAGAAGCGAGGCCGCACCGAGGCCTCCTTCCGCTTCTTGCGGGACGGTCTGGATGTGGATCCGGTTAAGAGCTGCGGCGGCGGCCCGATCGATGTTGCGGCTTTTGCTCTCCGGCTGGCTTGTTTGATGTTGAGCCGGCCGCCACTTCGTAGAGTACTGATACTGGACGAACCATTTCGGTACGTGTCTGTCGAATATCGTGACCGGGTTCGTACTCTACTGGAAACCCTGTACCGTTGAGATGGGTGTACAGATCATTCAGGTCACCCACTCAGAGGAGTTGATGGCCGGTAAGATAGTTCGATTGGGGAGACAGAAGAGTGGATAAACCTGACACACTGGCCAGCGAGCAGCATGGTGGTAAGAGCCTGGACGATTTGAGAAGGCTGTGCATTTCGTCCGGATGGCTTTGGAGTTCCATCACCAGGTCCGATCGGTGGATGGTCCGCTGGAATGTGGAAGATGTCCAGGGAAATTTCTGCTATTTCAGAGAGAGATTCGCTACTGAAGCTGGGGCAGATGCTCGTCTCACTCAACTGGCGAATGAGGGAATCCACTACCCGCCTGCTGTTATCCAGCATGAGTCTACCATGTGGGAGGTTGCTCTGTGCGACGAGGTAGAACCGTGATCAGCAGCAAGGTCACCTGCGATACGTGTGATGGTAACCAGATAATCCACGGTAAGACCTGCCCTGAGTGTGAAGGGGAGGGAGTGGTAACGAGACAATCTAAGAGAGGAAGTGATCACATGCAGGCAGAATCGGTTGACTACAAGGCGTTGGTGTTGCAGATCAATCAGCTCGATGCTGAGTGGCAGTCGATAGAACGTCTTTTGGGAGATCCACCTTCCCACTGGGTAGATCGGGATCGAGAGGCCTGGGTGGAGAAGGCAATAGGCATTGAGAAGGAGAAGGAAGTCCTTCTCGAGCAGTACCCTGAACTCCAGCTCGACCCGGATACCGACCAATGGGTGGTGTTGAAGAAGCCGATTGATGTCCCAACCATCACCCAGGGTGTGGCGGCGGGCGGCTCAAAGATCGTCGGCATGGTTCGGGGTATGTCGAAAGCTCGGGAATTGATGTATTCGGCACCGGTGACAGTGGATAGTTTGAAGTGGCAGAAGTTTCCCGTCCTGGATGACGGATTTGTCTGCCTGGTTGATGTGATGGGGACTGACCGGGCGGTGGTCGATGCCGCCCGCATCTCCTACAACAAAGACGACAGGGATGCCCGCGATCGGTTCCAGGAGACGGCAGCGAAGCTGTTTCCGAAGGGAGGGTCGAGTCCGTACCTCGCTCCGGATGACTTTGATTCTGGGCACAAGGCTGGGCATGGATTGAGTCCGGAAGAGACTGCCAAGGTGCTCCAGGCTCTGGATGCCGACGATCGAACGCTGATCCGTTACCTGATGAGGCACCGGCACACCACTCCGTTTGAGATGGCAGAGCTGAAGTTTCTGGTCCGTGTTCCGATGGACTGCTGGCGGCAATGGATCCGCCACAGAACGGCGAACGTCAACGAGTACTCTACTCGGTATACTGAGGCGATCGATTCGCAACAGAAGACGCCAGCAGAGGAGTGGAGGCTTCAGTCAGGCGGCAACAGACAGGGATCCGCTGGCACGCTCAGAAAGGAGTGGCCCGCCCTGGATGAACTTGACCGCGAAACATTCAGGTTTCGCTGCGAAAGCGATTTTACGTCGCCGACGTTTGAGGCCGGACCGGGCGACTATCTTTCCCATCAAGAGGGAAAGTTCCACTCACAGGCCCGTATGCTCTACGAAGATCGGTTGACCCTCGGCATCGCCCGCGAGCAGGCCAGAAAAGACCTGCCGCTGTCGACCTACACCGAAGCTTACTGGAAAATCGACCTCCACAACCTGCTGCATTTCCTCGGCTTGAGGATGGACAGCCATGCGCAGCATGAGATCCGCCAGTATGCTACAATCATCGGTGAGCAGATCGTCAAGCCTCTGTTCCCGATGGTGTGGGAGGCATTCGAGGACTACCGGCTGGGTGCGATGACGTTGAGCAAGGTGGAGGTGGAATGCATCTCAGCCTGGACTGGGAATTCAAAAGAGGTGGATCCACCAGTCCTCGAAACATGGTTTCCCAACAAGAGGGAGCGAGAGGAGTTCCAGGCCAAGATGGGGCGTCTTGGTATCCTGTAGCAACTCAGCAGGGCAGGGCAGGGAGGGAGGGTCCCCGGTGGGTGCATTGGTACTGAACGGATACACAATCCGTTATCGGATGCGGTACGACGATGACCGCATTATTGAGATAGCTCGGTCGTTTTATGGAGATGATGTTTGGACGGCGGATGAGTTGATTGATCTGCTGAAGAAGCGGAGCATCTCATGCAGAGTCGCTGAGCGACCTGACGGGTGTGTGGTAGGTTACATCATCTGGGTCATCGCCAAGGACAGGTTTGAGATTATCTCACTGGTAACGGACGAGCACTATCGACGGAAACGAGTGGCATCCGCGCTGTTGGTCGGTTTGCAGAAGACATGCAACTCAGCTCGACCAACCATCCTGGTTCAGATCTATGAGGATGACGAAGGCCCACTCAGGCTGTTGGTGAAGAATGGGTTCCGGGTTGAGAAGGTGGTTCACTCCTCTCCGCAGAAAGCTCTGTATCGGGAGAGGGATTTCCTGTTGATGGCATGGCACAGGTAGAAGAGGAGTCGGGTGATGAAGAAATTGATGCTGGCGATGGTGTTGGTGGCTGGTCTGGGAGCATCCTCACAAGCCCAGGATTACTGGGGGTCTGTCCCTCCAGTGCAGATGCCGACTGTGCAGCATTATCCCTGGCCGTACCCAGTCAACCCCCACGAGTACCTGCGGTCTTACCAGCCCCCTCTGTACCTGCGGATGTATATCCCACCCCACCAGCCGGGCACGTCGCAATGGATCCCGCTGCAGGTGTACTATCAGGGTCGGCAGTACAATTTTCTGGGCATCTACCGATAGCTCCAGAATCTGAGTTTTCTGAGAGTTTGGGTGCAAGTTTCCAGGCACCTGTCGTAATGTGGTGCCCCAGCCGGCCCTTTGTTTTGGTGAAGGGGAGTGGAGATGAGAAAAGACGAAATAATTGGTATCGCTCGCCTGCACGGCATCTTCGGGCCCTATGCTGAGGATGTGCTGTCCAATCGGCTGGAGCGGGTACCCCGTCCTCGGACTGAGAAGGGTCGGCGGCTCCCTGCCCAGTTCAAGATCACCCAGGACCTGCCGTCGAAGGACGAGTACAAGAAGCTCCTGGAGCAGAAGTACACGATGTACGTCGAGTCGCTGATCGACGATGCCAAGTCAGAGATCGAGATGTTGGCCGAAGAGATGCGGGAGTGGTTCGACAACCTGACTGAAGGTTTGCAACAGACGGACAAGGCTCAGACCATCGAACAGACAGCGGATACGCTCGAAGGGATTTACCTGTCAGATATCCCCGAGGGGCTGGATGGTGTGAAGGTGGTTTATCTGCCTGCTAAGAATGCAAACTCCCGAGAGGCTCGAGCGAGTGAAGCATCGTCCATGCTCCACCTCGCTGCTGGGACTATCCAGGAGTACAGTGCCGAAGTCCGTGAAGGCGAGTCAAACCCGGAAGACACATCTCAACAGGATGAGTGGGAGGAGTTCGCAGGAGAACTCGAGTCTGCTGCAGATGAGGTTGACTGCTGTGAGTTCCCTGGTATGTATGGTTAACAGGAAATAGCACGATGCTGAGGATGACTTTTCCTCTATCTAATGGGAATGAAGTTTCCATCAGGCTGACCACCCAGATGACGGAATCCGACTATGAGCGGATGCTGTCGTTTCTGGAGTTGGCCCGACCTGATTTGATAGAGGAGAAGCGGCCACAGAATGGGGATGTGCTGGGTCATCATCAGAAACAGATCTTCGGTGCTTATCCAGGGCAGCCGGCAAGATACTGAACGCGACATGAGGCAGTCTCACTCACTTGCCCTTGTCTGTGCTAGGACTTGTCGGCTGCTTTCTTTCATACAGGAGTAGATGGAGATGGGTTACATGACTGACGGCCTCACGTTCAATACTCTCCGCGGGGGGAATCTGGCTCGACTTCCTCAGTTCAAGAATTCCAAGGGTGAGCCGGCCCACAGCGAAGCTGATGGATCGGATTGGTCCATTTCAGATTGGACCGAGGCAGTGCTCGGAGAGCTGGGTGAGTTTGCCAATTTTCACAAGAAACGACGTCGAGGAGATTTGTCGGAGGAAGAGTTTCTCGTTGAAGCGAAGAAGGAACTAGCGGACGTCGCAATCTACCTGGATATCCTGGCCTACCGCTGTGGAGTGGATCTGGGTCAGGCTGTGATGGAGAAGTTCAACGAGACATCCAGGAAGGTGGGGTCGACGGTCTATCTGGATGCTGAGGATTGGCACTTCGCAGAGTCTCCGGAGAAGATCCCCGGGAATTCGGGTCCGGTTGTGTATTCGGGTTGGGTGCTGGGTGTGCCTCATTACTGTGAAGCCGTTGGTTGTATGGAGACAGCTCCTGCTACCTGGCGTATCAGTGCCACGAAGGGTCATCGTACTCTATACGGTACGGGGATCTCTCCAGCATCAGCTCGGTCAACTCTCATCAAGGTGATTGATGAGGTATTCGGTTAATGATTCGAATCGGGAGTTCGGAGAGAGAACTCCCTTTACTGTTGAGGGAGAGAAAGACGGTCCCTGTCTTGATACCAACCATTAGGAATGCTGACATTCGCGTTCTCCTGCACGCGCAACTGATCTAGTACCAAACTACACGGACCCACCCCAACCCCTGTCAGACCGCACGGCTCGCTGCGACATGTAGTATTGCGGGGTGGCTCTACGTCACCTTCAAGCATGGGCGTATCCAGACAGTAACCAAGGAAGATCACAATCCACACTGGTCACCCATCTCATGCTGGGATTTCTTCACCGGTGTAATCCGCACTTGGTCAGGTTGGGATGATACAGAGCGTCGTATGCAGAGTAAGATCGATGCCCTCAACAATCAACTTGCGAGGACGGCTGCTCCGGCTGTAGAAGCAGAGCAGTAACCGCTCGCAACTCACTCCATACTCTCTACCACAGCATCTACCCATGGCGAAGAAGCAACCCTCCGGTAAGCCAGGTAATGGTGAAGATCCGAAGAAACGCAAGATCGGTAACAGCTTCAAATCCTGGCTGAAAGAACGCGACGGCGTAAAGGATGCCCGCCGGCAGAGAGTCGAGCACCATCTCCTCCGCGGTGTGACGTCCGTAAATACAATCTCCTCTTCCCTCAACTCTCCCTACCACACCATCGCCGGAGACATCAAGTTTATCCGAGCCAAGTGGGCAGAAGAGAGAGCAGAGGAGTCGAAAGACGCCCGGCATGCCCGTATCCGGCAACTGGAACATCTGATCCAGACTGCCTACGCTGCCTTCGATAGATCCCGGCAGGATGAAATGGAGTACAGCCTCCAGAAGAAGTCCTGCGAATCCTGTGGTGGGCAAGGTTACAAGAAACTCTCGATCCCGAAAGAAGATATCATCACCTGCCCGATGTGCAAGGGAGATAGAGAGGAAGAGTACCTGCCTAACAAGTATCGCATTTGCAGTACCTGCGGTGGACGAGGAGATGTGAAGTACATCCAGGATAAACCTCCCCTGCCCGACATGTGGCGCTAAACGGTCACGTGACGGTAGAGGTGAAGCGAGTGAAAGGCAAACTCCGGAGACAGCTCCTTCCTCCGCATAGTGAAGGATGCGATTGTCGAGTGCTGCAGGCTGGAGGGTCTAGTGGTACCCACCAGCAATACACTGCATATGAGGAAGATGATTGAAGAATCACATAATGTGGACGGCAGTACAGTAAGGAAACGAAATCCAGTTGATGATTGGAACTGAGGAAGATGCGGACTTGATAATCCAGTCTATGGTTCTAATCGACCGCATTGAGGGTCAGAATTCAGAATGGTCAGATTCAAAAACGTTATCGACGATCGTATTATTGATGTGACGCCTGAGAGGGAAGAGGAGAGTTGAAATGCAGCAGACAAGTCAGATACATGACGGTGAGACCTTCTTTGAGTACGGTTTGAGCCCCTGGGAGCTGGCAGGGAGGGGCTACGTCTCGGATTTGCCCCGATGGAGTTCGACTCAATCGAGGTTGGTACATCCAGTCGATGTACGATGACGGGAATCTGATTGGTTTCCGTGTGGCTCCTGAGGAGGAAGAAAGTGGCAAAGGCTCAGACAGCGAACAAGAAGAGAACCCCAGTCCGACCTCCGACGATCACTCCGAAGGAGATCGAGTCCCGGACCAAAGCCGCAGTGAAGCTGATCCGGATCCACAAGGCGAAGATCAAGCAACTGGATGATGAGGTTCGAGATCTGGAGGAGCGGGTACAGCTAGCAATCGAAGAGAGCCTCCCATTGTGGGTTGGGTTTGCCGAGGTCGGTTCAGGGTATCGGTACATGAGCCGATGCTGGATTGCCAACCAAGGCTGGTCGCCTCATTCCGTCCATCTGATTCTGCACCCGGTATGTGCAGCAGTAAGGAATCGACCGCTCCGACGTATGATGAAGTTGAGCCTGATGTGTGAGGTATTTGAATGCTCATCCAGATAACAGAAGACTGGGCGGTGGATCAACATGACTCAGGCTGAGCCAGAACTCAACATCGACACCGAAGATGATGGGTTGATTGAAGTCTACTCCCTCACACTGCATGATCAGGGTGAGCTCGGATCAGGTGATGCGACTCATCCGGGACACCCTGCTCTGCCGTTCCGGTTATCGCATTCTGCGTTCCGTGGACTGGATCCGGGACGGTGTGAATAGCTGGATTGTCACCCATCGGTGGTATGTAACCATGCAACCGAAGAAGCTGCGGTTGATGCGAAAGATGAGATGGAGAGACAGAATCTCCTGGTTCCTCTTCCGCCTATCGAGCTACAGGTCAAAGTGAGGTTGAGATGACTCAATTTCCAATTCCAGTTGACAAGCTGTTCTGTCGGGTATTCGAGCTGCCAATTCAGTACCCCTCAGGTTTCTGTCATGGTGGAGGCAGACCTGTCTCTCTGTTGATGGTGGACTGGTTCAACCTGTGGGTAGACCATCATCCGCAACCAATATCGCAGCGGGATTGGGAATTGCTACAGCCCAAACTGGAGCCTTTCATTCTCCAGAAGAATTACATCAATCCGGGTATGAGATATCTGGTACTGACGGACTTCGATTATGCCCAGGTGATCCAGGCTCCTGGTAAGATTGGAGATGGGCTGTGAACATTCTCGTCACCGGTGGTTGTGGATTCATCGGTAAGAAGCTGTGCGAGCATCTCTACCGACAGGGCCATTCCCTCGTCATCC